ATACTACCCCTAAACGTGTGAAGTATCGTAAACTTACAGAGAATCAGTAGCCTTGATTGCATAAATATAATTGTGAATTTTGAATTAATATTATATGGCACAGAAACCATCTATTCCAAAGGGGACGTGCTGTATTTCGGTCGGTTACGGTGGTTATGGTGCTAAATATCAGCATATTACAAAAATTATAAAAGCTATTATTTAGGCGTTTCGCCAGCTAAAATCGGTAAAAATACTGCGTTTTATGGTAGTTTATGGTTTATTACGGTACATTATTCAGCAAATTTTCAGCAAATGAGTAGATCAGCTTTACGCCTCGATACGCGCCGTGCTCTCAAAGACGGCACGTACCCAGTCCAGATTAAAGTAGGTTACGGCACTAACCTATATTTGTCTACCGGTATATACCTGGAAGCCAAAGACTGGGACGCGCGCCTGCAAATCTGTACCGGTCGCCAGGCACGTACGATAAATAATATATTAAGTACGTCGCTGCTTCGTGTTACTAACCGGTTAATGGAATTACGCGAAACGGGCCAGTATGATACATACAGCAAAGCCCAGCTGCGCCAAATGCTTACCGATCTAACGCTAACTGCGCCCACTATCGGCGTCCCTACGCTGGGCGATTATATAGACAAAGTAGGCGCCCTAAAAACAGATCATACCAGGGTATCGTACATTACTACCAAAAACCGTCTGGCCGGTTACTGCGACGTCGATAACGTACGCTTTAGCGATATGTCGTATGCCTGGTTTGAGGCTTTCGTAAATAAGCTGGAAAGCGACGGCCTAAAACGTAACACAGTAGCCAAATACTTAAAAGTAATTAAGACGGTAATAAAATACGCTGAGGACGACGGCGTGGTAGTAAATAAAGCCTATACGAAAGTAAACAGCAGGGCCGAAGCCGATACGCCTATGCGTAATTTGCCGGTAGAGACGCTGCGCAGGATCCGCGATACTGAGGTAAAAGGAAAAACAGCCAGATTTAAGGACGCGTTTATGCTGTCTTTTTACCTAATTGGTATAAATATGGCCGATCTGCTGGCCTTACCTAAAGACTGTATAGTAAATGGTCGTCTAAACTATAAACGCGCTAAAACGGGCAAAAATTACAGCATAAAGATAGAGCCGGAAGCGCAGGCCATTATAGATAAATACCCAGGCAAAAACCATCTGCTGAGCTTCGCCGAAAAGGGTACGCAGTTTCGCCAAAGCTGTAATGAGCTGCTGGGTAAACTGGAAACGGGCCTAACGTGGTACTGGGCGCGTTACAGCTGGGCTAATTACGCCGTGGATCTTGATATACCAAAAGATACCATAAGCGAAGCCCTGGGCCATAAGCACGGCAGCACTGTTACCGGCGTATACATTAAATACAGCCTGGATAAAATCGACGTAGCTAATAGGCAGGTGCTGGACTACCTGGCAGAAAAATAGCCGCGCTTACCCTCGCGGGCTTGCACGGCTGCCGTAATAACACTTTACAGAAATGCTAAAATTTTCGCTTTAGGTATAGAAATAGCGCCCAAAGTATTAACGCTATGCAGCATAAGCGGCCCAGCCATATAAAGCCCTGGTTATACCACTTTATCTGCTTTTCGATATATACGGGTTTTTCTACAGTAACACTATCCACGCGCTCGACGTACATAGTATCGACGCGCCAGCGATCGCGGTATATAGTGTCCGTCCTGGTGCGCCACTTGTATACCTCTTTTTCGACGTATTTAATAACTGTGTCGCCCTTATGGTATTCGTGTATACTGTCGCGTCTATAAACGCTATCACGCTGCCAAAATGCCCTATATAGGCTATCCAGCTGGCGGGTGCTTAGGTAGGTACTGTCGCGGTCTACCTGGTAGGTGGACGCGTGGCGCATACTGGCGCAGCTGGCCAGTATTAACGCTGAAACGATAATTAACAAATGTTTCATACTACAGATCTATATTTACGTCGAAGCACGGGCACGCCTTGTTTGCAAATTCTCGGTGGCCGTGTATCGTCGCGTTTGGGTACTCGGTTCTTAGTAGGTCTACCAGGTCGCGCAGTGCTTCGCGCTGTGCCGGTGTCCTGGTGTCCTTTGGTGTCTTACCATCAGCGGCGCAGCCACCGATATAGCAGATACCTATACTGTTCGCGTTTTGTCCGGACGTATGCGCGCCGATCGCGGCCACGTCTCGGCCAGTATGCACGCTGCCGTCTCGATATACTACGTAGTGGTAGCCTATACCTTTCCAGCCGCGCTGCTTGTGCCAGCGGTCTATATCGGCCACTGTGTAGTCGCGGCCCTCTGGGGTCGCGCTACAGTGTATTATAATCTTCGTTATCTTTCGCATACTAATATCCGCTTTGAGGTTGGCGCTGTGCACAGTTCCTGCGCTCGCACAGCTTTAGCGCTCTTTCAGTTTTCAGCATAGAATTTTCGCGCGTCAGCTCCAAATTTTCATTAGTTAGCTTTCGTACTAAATTCGTCTGCTCGGCAAATCGTTCTTCTTTCTGCTTTAGCTGTTCTTCCAGGAATACAACAGTATCACGCAATACGCTAAACTCGCTGCTGTCTGCTTCGGCTTCTGCTTTTCTGGTGTTCGTCTTTCGGTTTATTAAATACTTAATCATTTCCCAGCCGCCCAGCGTTCCTAATATACTGGCAGCCGTTAGTAATACTTCTTTCATTTAGGCCATAGGGTATAACTTTATTAGCACTTCGTTATTTTGCTGCTCCACAGTTACCAGCCAGTGTTTGGCCAGCGCCTGCACTAATTCTACGTCTAACTCCGGCAGTGGCAGCACAGCTACCGGCTTCGGTGGGTTAATAGGTTCCATCTCTAATACGCTGTAGGGTTATACTTCTTTGCCTATATCTTTTAATCAGCTGTACGCTTTCGTACCGTCCTTTTATGTAGATCCACTTATAGCAGTGCGGTTCTATCTTTTGCAGGATCTTTCGCCTGGTGTTATATTCGTTTCCGTGGCGCAGGCAGCCCAGGTAACTATTTATACTGTCGATAGCGTGCTGCGCTTCTGGTATGGTTTCGGCTTTGTTGAGGCGCCGCACGGCCATAACGAAATTTTTTATAGTCCGGTTGCAGGTATATACGCGCTGCTTCTTTACGATACTGCCAGTAAATTCTACGCCTTTGGTGTAATGCTGGATATAAAATTTAGTCGGGCTGAGCTTTAGGCCATACCGCGCCAGTAGTTCGCGGATCCGTGGCACTGCGGCCAGCAGCTTTGCTTTGTCGGTGTGGATAATATAGAAATCGTCCACGTATCGGCCGACGTGGGTAAATCCTAAATCTTTCAGTAAAAACCAGTCCAGGACGTTTAGCAGGAAATTTGCGAAAAGCTGCGCAAACAAATTACCGATAGCGACGCCCAGGCCCTCGCCATTTGTAAACAGCGATTTATTAGCCGGTAGATAGTCCCAGTATCGTATAGGGCTATGCCTTTCGCAGTGGTGTTCTGGACTGTGCAGTATCAGTACCTGGCATAAATACCGTACGTCCTCTATATCGTCGCCCTGGTAGTGTTCCAGTATAAACGCGTCTAACATACGGGCCAGCATAGCTTTGTTTATTGACATAAAAAAGCCCTGTAAATCCAGTTTCATAATATAGCAGTCGCAGGTATAATTCTGGCTGCATATTACTATATCGTTGTATAGCATTTTTACGCCGTACAGCTGGCCTTTTCCCTTTCGGCAGTTAAATGTACGCGGGCTAAAAACCTGCTCAAATAATGGCTCTAAACGTAGCGCTACCCAGTGGTGCACTATGCGATCTTCAAAAGCGGCCGCAAATACTTCTCGATACCGCGGACGCGTTACGACAAAACAGATAGATTTACCAGGCTGGTAGGTACGGTCGTTTATACGATCGCGCAGCGCTATTAGCTTGCTTTCGTAGTCCACTTCGTACATTATGGCGCTGGCTGTTTTCCGCTTCCTTTGGCGGCAGTCAAAATACGCCTCTAACATTCCAGCTGTAGTAACCATATCTTTTAATCTTTTCTGTGTGTATTTGGTAATCTGCAAAGGTGCTGAAACGGCCCTAACTCTGTTCTGGTTCGTTGCCTTAGTGTTCCAGTTGTTCGCGTTGCCATTGTTGAGGTTCAAATTCCACGCGTTGGTAGCGCTGTACTCGCAACTCCGTGCCGTACTTACTTGGTCTTAACTATAAATGATAGTGCACGGCCCATTTTTACAGATAACTTGCACGCTTGGTTAGTCGTAACCGTCCAAATCTGGCATTTACTCGCTATCCGGTCTGCTGTTTAACTTTAATAGTGAGTTCTTCCACGTAGTAGACTGTTTGCCTATCGCGTCCGTCAGTTCGATAATATCTGCGTGTTTGCTTTTACCTAATATCCATTTCCTTTCGCCCGCGATACGCAGCAGGGTTTTTAGTACCTCAAAGTCGGCCTGGAAATTAACCAGGTGCTGAATACGCACGGCACGATCTCTATTTATGTAAGCGGCCGATATTTCCGACATTAGATTTATAGCTAAATCGTGCAGCCTGCTACCTATGCTAAATTTATAGGCGCGTGGAAAGCTGGGCGTAATATCCAGTATCGCGTCCAGCAGTTTTCGGCAGTCTAAATAGATCTGCGTATTATATACTAACTTTGCCATACTACGTATGCGGTTGAAACGGAATACTGTACGGCTATCGCCGTACTTTTAAGGTTAAAAACTAACTACTAACTGTTAATACAAAAATGCTGAAACGGCCCTAACACTGTTCTGGCTCGCCGCCTTAGTGCTCCAGGTGCCCGCGTAGCCAAAGTAGAGGTTCAAATACCACGCGTTGGGAGCGCTGTACTCGGTACTACTCCAGTACCAGGTTTCGGCCAGCGGCGTAGCTCCGTTAATCAGCGATAGCGCATAATTGATTTTACGCATATTTGCGTAGATCATCATTAACTCGCCCAGCGACGGCAGCCACCATCGGCCAGCTGTTAGTCCCTTACCGTTTGCGTTTACTCTTTCGTACGCAGCACAGTAACCAGGCGCGTAACTTTCGCTGTTGCACTCGCTGTGCGTAATCTGTGCAGCTGTGCTGGCTTTACCCGTCCAGTCGTCCAGTGCAGTAAGTCGGTCGGTAGTCGTTTTACCGCCGCCGCTTACCGCTGCGCTACTCCAGTACAGCGTCGCTTCGGTAGGTGCCACTACCAGTATTTTGCCGCCCTCAACAACTACGACGCCCTCGGCGATCTCGCCGCTGTTCTGGTAGCTCGTCCACTTATGCGGTTTTACCATTAGCGGGTAATTATCGCTGTTTCTGTGAAACATAATAAATACCCCGTCGTTAATACTGTCAAGATCCAAACCCGCCAGCAGCGACGCTTTGAGGTTGGCCAGCGATACTTTGGTGGTGTTACCGTTACCATCTGTAAGCGGTATAAACTGCGACGTATTTACGGTCGATACGGTCGTAACCGCCGCTAAAGTCTTTGTTTTCTTTGCCATAATCTTTACTAATTAGGTTTATACTATCCAGTCGTTATTATTTATAATTATAAAGTCAAACGCTCCGTCGTTAGCGCTGGCGTCGTCCGACGTACCCACCAAAAACGTAGTAGTCGTACGCGATACGATAGACGCTTTAATTAGCGCGCTACTACTTCCACTGGAATATCCTACGCCGGTCAGCATTACCGTACAGTGCGACGCACTGCTAAACCAGCCAGACGGCATAGTAATAAGGTAGCGGCCCGTAGCGCTTTGTTTGGTGCAGGTCAGCGTCGAGCCGTCAAATGTACGATAGGTAAGGCCGCCACTACTTGTTACTGAGCCAAACGCTAATACTTTCAACTCTCGGCCGTATCGGTAAGACGTCATAAGATCGACGCGGCGCATTACTATCCAGCCGTAAAAAGTAGTAGCCGATCCGTAACCTAACAGCTCCACAGCTTCGCGCGAAATGTTTAGCGTACTTTTCTGTACTCCGTTCACGTAAAAATACTTTCCGCTTGGCGCGCTAATACCTGCCTGGCCCTGGGCTATGGTGCTACCCCATTTATAATTTACCAGCGTTATACGTCGGCCACTTTGTCCGGCGTCCCACGGCAAACTATACGCGTCTATCCAGCCGCCGCCGCTACTTAGCATAACTACGTTATCGCTGTAGTCTGTATCGAAGCTGTCGCCAGCAG